CACCGACTTGCATTCAGTTATGTAGATCCCCGCAAGGTCAGCAACATCGGTCATCACCTCTGCAGTCACTGCCTGTTTAAACGGGGCAAAGGTATCAGCGACCGCCTTGGCGACTTGATTTTGCAGGGCAACAGGGTCAACCTCGCCACGCACCTCGCCAAGTTTTTGGTTCAGTGAGCGCTCAAGCTTGATCAGTTTATCGGCAACCTCAATGCTCGTGTCAGCTACCGTGCTGACCCGTGTGGCAAGGTCAATCAATCCCTGCCTAGTGTTCATTGCGAGTTGATGGGCTTCCAGCGAGGCATCCATCGCCCTATTTGTAGTGGATTCCAGCGCTTTAACAGCGGGGTCAGTGCTACCCGTTGAAGTGCCTGCTGTTGGCAGGGGAGTGGCGGCTTTGATCACCGCCAAGGTGATATCGCCACGGGCAACCGCCCCTGCGAGGTTCGTTGCCATGTCGCCAACGCTAGTCCCATTCGCCCCAAAGTGGGACAAATGTGCGCCCCTGATCGTTGCACTGCCAAGGCGGCTGAGTTCAACTGCAATTCTGCTGATTTCGGCTTTTGTAGTCATGGTTTCTTTCAAGTTAAATGTTAAAGGTTTCGCCATCTTGTGGGCAGATCGGCAAACCAAAGGTCAGCCATTTTTGGGTGAGTCGGACGGTATAACCACAGGCTGGGCAGGATGCTTTGATCATGCGTGTGCCCTGCACTTTGCGGTCTGAGTACGACAGTTCGCCATGCGGGTATGCACCCAACCCTGCGATCAGGTCAGCGTAAGCGGCGGCAAACTCTGACGTACCACGGGTTGACTTCCATGCATTTTTAACGGCGGGGTTGCCTGTTGGTTCAAGCAACATAGCAGTGGCGGCTTTTTGGAAGCTGACCCCGTGATTCATCGCGCCCGCAGTGGCATGGCAAAGTTCATGCACCAGCACTGCGAACACGTCAACAACGTCAGCGATGGTAGGGCTGATCAAAATTTCAATGGTCTTGTCTGCGCTGTTGTCAGATGCCCAGCATTCGCCGATGGCTTTACTGCGCTTAGCGTTCAACGGGAAACCACACGCCACACGAATGCGCTTTGGCAGGGGTTTGCCGATCAGGTCAAAGCTGGTGCGCAGTTCATTGACCCCAGCCTGTAGCCACTCTTCACGGGTTTGATAAGTCATGATGTTTCTTTCGGTTTCGTTGGTGCTAGTGAAAGTATAACGCAAATCACTAGCATTGGTTTACACGGGTTGAAATTATTTTTCGTTCAAAGCTTCAGTGGTCACGTGACCAAAGAAGAATCCGCCGATCACCAGCGAGGCGATCCACAGATATCCAGCGTCAGCTTCAGATGCGCCGACAAAAATGAACACGGCGCTTGCGAGGGTCATAAGAATGTAGTACATGGTTTTATCCTTTCAAGGTTGGATTGTTTGAACTGCTGACTTCCCTGCACGATTCCATTCGGTGATGGTCACTGCGCTGGGCAACCAGTCGGGGCGCTTGCGTTGATGGATTTGCTCTGCACCGAATGGCAAAGCCACGCCGTTTAAAAAGACTCTTGTGCGCACGTCATAACCCCAACCCATCGCAGTGCCGTAGTCAAACAGTTCAAAGCGCAGGGCGTTGTTTTTAAGCACAAAGCTGATTTTGTTGATGGCGGGGGCGGTGCGGATAACTTGATCCGCCTTGGTCATGTTGATAAAAAACTGCATGGTGTTCCTTTCAAAGGTACTGGTTTCAATGGGGAATCCACTGGTATGCCCCGCAAGGCATACCGCTGGAATCACAGGGAATCGATCAATGCGTGGGCAGACTTGACCAAGCGGCGGGTGCGCAGGGTCTTAGACTGCAAAACCATGCGGCGATCACGGGCGGCATCCAGTTCCGCATATAGTTTTGCCACGTAAGGGTGACCAAGGTCACGGTCATACAGGGCAAGGGTCAGGTTGATATCTGCGATGGCGTACTCGCATTGGGCGAGGGTGTAGCGGCTGAATTTGTCAGCGGCGGTGCGGTTCATGTCGGTGTAGGTCATAGGTTCTTTCAGATGGATTGATAGGTTTTCTTCAGCAGGGCAATGGCATCACCCGCAGACAGTGACAGATCCAGCAATTGCAGACGTTGGCTGTAAGCGGCGATAAGCTTTACCGCCTCTTGGCTTTGCTCTGCGGTTGGCTCTGCCACTTTCAGCGGGGTGATTTGGCTTTTGAACAAGTCCAGCACGGCGGGAACATATTGTTTTGAGAGTTTCATTTGAATACTTTCGGTTGGTTGCTTAAGACCCCATCACTGGGGTTTCGCCTATCAAAGGCTCATCAGTTAAGCTTAAGAGGCGGCAAATTCTTGCAGGGCTTCCAGCATGGGCAGACCGACACAATGTGCGCTGATAGCGTCATCCCATTCGTTCACCGATGCGCCGTCTTCCAGCTTATCGATGGCGGCGCACAAGGCGTACATTTCCAGCAAGCTTGATCGCTTTTGCACGTAGTCAACTTGCTGATAGATGAACATGGCTCGCAGTGCCTCTTGCCAATGCACAGAATTTGGGTTGTCTGCAAATAGCTTTTGCGCTGTGGCAAGGCGAGCCTCAGCAAATTCAATAACTTCACGTGGTGTTGTTGCGTTCATGGTGATACCTTTCAGATGGTTGACAAAAAACGTTCGACAGAAGAGTCGATCCAATATTCAGTGGCGAGGGTCTCACGCACTTGAATGAGGGTGAAACCTTGGGAGAGCAGGGTCTCGATAACTTGTTTGAGTGACTTGGTCATTTGCTAGTCCTAGTGGTTGTTGCTGTGAAATTGATAGCGATGTTAGCGATGTTTAAACAACTGTCAAACACTACGATTTAAACCTGACCAAAGCATGGGGTTATTAACTGCGGGGCTGGATGCAAGGCATTTATATATGTGTGTGCTGTTTCTAAGAGGTTGTATACTGACGTACTACTTTTATGACCAAAATAACTTAAGTACACTAAAACGCTTAAAACGGGCTACAAGGCGGGGAAAATCAAAAGGTAAGGGGTAGGTCAGGGCAAAAAAGAAAATCGCTTGTAGGGGTGTTAAAATGCGTCCTAGACCCATGTGGATAAGGTAAATACCAGTGTGGATAACTTGTTATGAACAGCAGTGCTGAGGTTGTCCACAGAAAAGGCTAGTTGTCCACATTAACAACTTGTGGATAAGATAACAACCTGTGGATAACTTTAGACTTGTCCACAAGCAAAGAATAACCTGTGGACAATGCGAACAATACTGTTTAAACTACCAGCATGGGGATTTGTACAGGCAATAGCTGTTGATAGAGGATTATCACTATGCAAAAGATATCAAAACAAGAGTACTTGCAGGCGCTGGAGCAGGCGGGGCAAAATGATGATGATGATCAAAATGATAATGATGATGGGCTGGGCGATATCAGCGAAGCGGAACGGTTGGCGGCTCATGCAGAAGCACCAATACTAAGGGCAGATGGTAAGCCTCACAGTAGTGAGACATACACAAGGGTGAGACCATTGTCACCATCGCAGTTGATGTTCGCACAAGGGCTGATAAGAGGACTGACGTACAAACAAGCCTACAGGGAAGCATACCCAAATGCACAAGGTAGTGACGGGTCAATCACCACAAGCGCTTACAGGCTCAGCAGAGACCCACGCATTGCGGAGATGGTGAGGGATGCACTGGAAGAGACAGCAGAGCACCTCGCGGAGGACAGAGCGGCAACGCAAAGGTATGTGCTGAGGCAGTTGGTTGCACATAGCAAGACCGCAAAACAAGAGGGCACGAAACTAAAAGCACTTGAACTACTTGGTAAGAGCACAGGGTTGTTCATCGACAAAGCAGAGGCTGACGCAAAGCCTGTGAGCGCAGAGCAGTTGAAGCGCGAGTTGGGAGTGCACCTCAGACTGCTGAAGAGTGACAAGCGCAGTGCGTAGTGTGTATGCGTTTAAACAGCAGTAGTGTGTAGACGTTCATGCGTGCCTCACGTGCGCACGTCATCCCTGCACAACTGGTATCGAGGGGGCGTGGCATGACGATGCGGCGTGGCGTGACCCTGCCGTACCCCTACCCCCCAGTTTTGCAATGGGGCCCCCCTCCACCCATTACACTCTATTCCACACACCCAATTTCCTCTCCCCAACCTATGCAAACGTTCGCATAGAAACACCCCCCCCGGTAGTGTTTATTTTTACAAGGGTACGGGGGTATATATTTTTCTGTTTAAACCCCTTGCGAACGTTCGTGAGAACGTTTAAACTCTCGTTATGACACCACGCAGGCAACTCGTTCTAGACTTCATCAAGGCTTACATTCGTATCCACGGCATAGCGCCGTCTTACGAAGTTATCGCCAAAGGTCTTGGTATGAAGTCAAAGGCTAATATCCACAGGATCATCCATAGATTGCAAGCTGACGGATTCCTTACGACCAAGCCACACAAGTTTCATTCCATAAAGATCGTCGATCGCAGTGTCAAAGAAATGGCTTCCCTGTGACCTTACTGACCAAGTCAGAAATCGGAGAGTACCTGTCCATAGTGGACACATTGCCTGAAGCTGAGAGAAACAAGGTTTACAGGTTATTGGAGCTAGACAGGGTTGAAAGATGTCGGGAGAGCTACCTTTACTTTGTCACTCAGATGTGGCCCGGATTTATTTCGGGTAAACACCACCAAATCATGGCAGATGCCTTTGAACGGGTTGCGTCGGGCCAGCTTAAGCGCTTGATCATCAACATGCCTCCTCGTCATACAAAGTCAGAGTTTGCGTCATACCTGTTGCCATCATGGTTTCTTGGTAAATACCCGCAGAAAAAGATCATTCAGACTGCCCATACCGCAGAGTTGGCTGTTGGTTTTGGACGTAAGGTCAGGAATCTTGTGTCCTCAGAAGCGTATTCAAAGGTGTTTGACACTAAGCTGTCCTCAGATTCAAAAGCCGCAGGGCGATGGAACACTGACGCAGGCGGAGATTACTTCGCTATTGGTGTTGGTGGAGCGGTAACGGGTAAAGGCGCAGATGTATTGATCATTGATGACCCGCATTCTGAGCAAGAAGCAAGACAAAACAACCCCGCGGTGTTTGATAGCGTGTATGAGTGGTACACATCTGGCCCTCGCCAGCGTTTACAACCCGGTGGATCTATTATTATTGTGATGACCCGGTGGTCTAAGCGGGATCTGACCGGGCAAATCCTCAAGAATTCAGAGAAAGAAGGCGTAAACGACTGGGAGGTCATCGAATTCCCTGCGATTTTGCCTTCAGGAACTCCTTTATGGCCCGGATTCTGGAAAAAAGAAGAGCTTGAAGCCATTAAGGCTGAGATTCCTGCCGCTAAATGGGAAGCGCAGTACCAACAAAACCCCACCGGCAACGAAAGCGCCATCATCAAGCGGGATATGTGGAGGATCTGGGACAAAGATACTCCTCCTCAATGCGATTATTTGATCCAAAGCTGGGATACAGCGTTTGAGAAGAATAACCGCGCAGATTATTCAGCCTGCACCACGTGGGGAGTGTTTCAGCACCCCGACTTGCAGGGCAACCTAAAGCCAAACATCATCGTCTTGGACTCGTTTAAACAACGTATGGAGTTCCCAGAGCTAAAACAGAAAGCTCTGGAGATGTGGAAGGAATGGAACCCAGACACATTGATCATTGAGAAGAAGGCGGCAGGCGCTCCGCTTATTTACGAACTAAGGATGATGGGGATCCCTTTACAGGAGTTCACACCAAGCAAAGGAAACGATAAGATAGCGCGTGTAAACGCAATATCAGACCTGTTTGCATCTGGCGTGGTCTGGTGTCCAGAAACCCGCTGGGCTGATGAGCTAATGGAAGAACTC